GGGAGGAATGGGTTTTTCTTCTGTCTAAGTATTCGATGTTTTGTTGTTTTTTAGTAGGGCTAGACAATAAGTTTATAGGAGGAAATACCATATTAGACCAAACTATTTTCATAATCTCCTCCTATTCCTATTAGCTATGACTGAAACTATGGTTATATGCTTGAAATGAAGTTAACCCATTACACACAGATTCTAACTTTATGTGAGGAGCTATCAATGTACCAAACCCAGTGAATGTAGTTGTTTCTCCAGTTATTCCCGTTGTATTAGTAATAAGGGTTGTACCATCATATAATCTACAGTTATAAGTAGTACCTACTTCTGGAGTAATTGTCCCATAAAGCTGTCCAAACAATCCCGCTGTTTCAGTAAGTCTATTTCTATGCTTCCAAGTAACAACAAGGCTAGTTCCTGTTGTAGTTAATGGAAAAGCAACACCATTTATTTGAAATTTTCCTGGTGGGTAGGGTTTATGAAATCTATCTACCATAGTTATAGTATCAACTGGAGCAGCACTTAGAGGAAGTGTCCCTTTACCTGTTTTAGTTAATAACTTGCATCGCACTACATCTGTAGTAAGGTATTCTACTTGTGGTGCGCCATTGTATTTTTCCCAAGCATAGATTTTATCAGTATTAATATGAGCTACTGGAAGAGTATCCAACACTCCCCTTTCTACAATAAAAGTAAAAATAGAATATAGTTCTTGAGTGTAGGAAACAAGTTTCATTATCTCTGTTCCAATTTGAATAAATTGGTCAACTGCTAGAAGGTTCCAATTCTTAGCAGCATTTACGGATAATGATGTATCTGTTTTACCTATTGAACTATATAATTCTGCATAAGCACAGAAACTCATAGTACCTTTTTGTGAGTAAGTAGTTCCACTCTCTACATAAATACCAGCCGATAAAGCATCAGGACTAGGGTAACTTCCTGCACAAACTAAAAAGGTTGAACCAACTGCTACTGCTTGTGCTGCAGCATCTCCTTTAGCTCTAGCATATATGTAATAAGGCATTTCTTGAACTATCCGTTTAGTTACAGCTAAAGGAATACTAATTGGGTCTATCCAGCCAGAAGCAACTGGAGGTATGTATACAATATCAGCATAAGTAAAAACATCTTCTACAGCTGTTATGGTTACTTGACCCGAGTTTACAGTTCCAAGATTTATATCTGTAACTCGAAAGATTAATTCATTTATACTTAAGTCTTCCCAAGATAATCTAAAAGGAGTACCTATTATAGCATTAGCAACACTTCTATCTACTTTAAATGTTATTTTAGCTATAGGAAGCGACAACCTTTTTAAATCTCTTTGAGCTAATTTAGTAGCTAACTCCTTATTAGTAACCATATCATAGGTTATTTTTTCAGTTATAACTGTCCCTTGTTTTTGAAATAATGCTATATTATTAGCAAGAACCGTATTTTCTTTATGAGTAGTAATATCCCAATAAGTGACTTGTACTTCATTAACTAAAGTATCTAATGTAGGATAGAAAAAATTTGTTACTTCTTCTATATAATTTTCATTAAGTAAAGCTAAGTCATTTACTACATAATTATCTCGTATAAGGAAAATCTCAAATAAGCCTGTAGAGGGATTTATAAATAAACTAGCATCAATATGAGATAGAATTCTATTTAATATATCTTCAACTGTACTATCATCATTCCAAAGATAAGATAATCCAAAGTGTTCATTAAATAATGTTTGTGCAGCAGTTACAAAACTAGTTTCATTTATATCTCCTACAGGTGTTGTTAAGCCATATTGAGGACTTAGGAGGATTTCTCTAATCATATGGACAGGATTTATATTTCCTGTAGTAGGTTCTGCTAAAGAAGATTGCCAAATTGTACTGCCATTTTCAGCTGTATGTATTCTAGTAGCTAGAAATGCCCATTGTTTTAAATAATAAAAGTTACCTATGTATACTTTATTAAGTATAACTGATACAACTCCTCGGAATCCAGGAAGGTCAGATGTTCCAAGAACTCCTGCTAAGTAAGCATTAACTCCTTGCCCAAGGTCACCCATAAGAATATCTAAAGTTCCTACTATACCTCCTTCAGCGTTATCGCCACCAAAAAGTTCGGGGGAATCTACACTTATCTGCCCTCCTGTAGTAGTTCCTTCCCAAGCTATTTTATCTCCATCAGCTATAAGTTTAGTTATTTTATCTACAGGGCCGGTACAAAGCACAAGATGTGCTCCAATAAAGTATTTATACCCTATAATAGTACCTCCGCTTTTACCCCCCATGTAAATTCCTTACAAACTCTTCAGCCATAGCCTGTTTACTTTCTAGTAAAGTTTGAACTGTAACTTTACCTTCTAGTAAATCATTTCTAGTTAAATTATTAGAAGATAGAAAATAATCCATACCCCAGACACAGAGTTTTTTATCATCTATAGAATTTCTTACATCTGCCATAGTTATAACACGAAATAAATCCATTATTTTTTACCTCCACTAGCATATCTAGGCTCAGTAGATACATCTCCATACCAAACTACATTAGTATTGGTAATCAGTCGTGTCCCAAAGAGAACTGGTATACGTTTACCTACCTCCGCAACTGTTATTTTTGAGTCTTCAGGAAGCAGAGTTGGGGCTTTCATGCTTCCTGTAAGCATAAAAATAGCAGTAGAAATCAAAATTACAACAACAACAACTGCTGTCCACGTCCAAGTCATGGCATTACCTCCATAGCGGTTAGTTCAACCTTAGCTAATTTAGTCTTCATTTCAAATTCCTCAAAAGTTTTAGATATTAATTCTTCTTCAATTATTTCTAAATCTGTAGAATCCGTTCTATGTACAGTTATAAAAGTACAATCTGCTTCTGTATAGAGCAATCTTTTAACTCCTGGTTTATCTACAGAAATATAAGGGGCTAGGATATGCAAAGAAGTTTCACCATTAGTTATACGGGCAGAACCCTGAGCCAATATAATTATACCTTCTTTAGCATGTATCTTACCTGTTACTAAAATTCCTTTAGGTATAAAAAGAGTTCTTACATACACCCCTTTTATAAAATAGTGTTGAGGTTCTAAACTTGTTTGTGGTTTAGTTTTTAATATGTTTTCTATCGCTAAAATTGTAGGCATTAGGCTAACACCTATTTCCTTAGTTAATAGTTTGTCGCTATGTTTGTCGCTATGTTTGTCACTATGTTTGTTTTTATTCATAAGTCCTCACTTATTAAGTTAAAATAATCCATTTTGTCCAAAAGGATTTTTAGGAGGAATCCTAGAGAATCCTCCAAAATTCAGCAGATTGTTTACAGTAAATTTATTCTTACAATTATCTTCAGTTAAAGCGCAACCAGGGTAGATAGATAAAGTACCACTAACTATACCTATAAATGGACTAGAAAAGGTTAAAACTGTACTTATTTGTGTAATTATTCCTCTAGTTTGTGCTCCAATTACAGCTATTCCGTTGGAAAAGAATCCAGTAGGTTGAGTTAGACCTGCAATAGTATGTGTTTTACCTGTTACTGTTCTATTTGCAAAATCATACCTATTAGCTTCTTGAACTATACTACATGGACTAGAATATAATCTATGCCTGCAACTAAGGCTCATTGTATTCTTTATTCCTATACGTTTTAAACTTGAGGTTATATACTCACATACAGCATTTATGGTTGTACCATCTGAAGTTACACTTGTAACTAATCCTTTCCAATATAGATTTCCATTTTTAAATATGGTAAGTTTGAGTAGAGAATCTGCACTTCTTGAAAGTAAGTAAACTGCAAAAGCGTCTTTTAAATCTATTTTTATAGTTAATGCACCTTTAACTAGATTAGTAGTTTTCCTTACTTCACTTCTTTCCATTACTGCTGGACGATAGGTATTTCCTAAATACGTTTCAGGAAGCAGTTCTGGAGTCAAGTAATAATAAATATTACCTTCGCTAAATAAATATAGTTCACTCATTAGTTTACTTCCCTAATTGGAGTAGATACTGTCATAAGGTTTCTTCCGTCATGGCTAAGTTCTATTCTATCAGAATTAATACGGTATTTTCTCATAGCTTGTATACCAGTTATATTAGAAATAGCTACAGTTAAAGAGGATACAAAGTTAATAATTTCAGTATTAGGGGCTGAACCTGCGGTAACAGTGCTTACCTCTTTATATTGAATAGTATCTCCTACTATTTTAATATGTTTAAATCCATATATACTCCATCCAGCCGCTTTTACTGTAACAGAAAAAGCTCCTATATTCAAGTTTCCCTGTAAAGTAATTAAATCATTAATTCCAGAATCCATATAAAATTCTTTATACCTTCCTTGTAACCAATCTATTTTACGCTTAACTAAGTGCTTTTCTGTTTTAGTTGTTGCTAAAAATGTAAGTTGTTGTTCCAATTTTGTTGTATTTTCTGAAGGATAATTTGTTAATTCTCCAATACCAAAGTCAACCTCAGTAGTTTTTCTATTAAATTTATCAGTAAAAGAACCTAGAATTACATGTTTACCTTCTAGTACTGGCAGATTTAAAAACATTGTTGGCGCTGTCCAAGTTTGTTCAAAGTAAGGTTTAACTATAGTATATGTTACTTTTAACTTTACCTTATCCGGAGCTTTTCTAGCAAACTCAAAGCCATTTAGTGCTTTTGCAATTAATATTGGTGCAACATAGCAAGGTCTATAATTATCAGAAATTACAGAATTAAAGTAAAGTGTAGTTGCATCAATACTTTCAATTTGCAGTGCTTCATACTTGTTTTCATTCTGCCAAAGTATTATAAAATCTCCTACTCTAAATTCTTTATTAGCTGTAGGTAAGGATAGGGTAATTCCTCCTGCAGCTACAAAATCAAGAAAAGAAAAGGTTTCCCAAGTAGGAACTCCTAAAGCATAACTACCAATCTTTTGAAACTTACCTTTTAATTTAGAATAACTTTCTGCATTTTTTATAGGGTAAGTTACTGTTTGAGACTCTCTAGGTATCTTTCTGACTATGCTGCGTGTTTCAGTGTTTTTTGAAAAAATAACATCGGTTAGAAATTCTCTAGTTATGTTTTGTTTAGCAAGTGGCATAGTTCCTATAATTGTAATTCTTTGTCCAAGAACTGAAAGAACTAAAGAAATATCTACAAAATTAAATATATAACTTGCATTTATTACTGGAGGACCAGCTATACTAGCTTCAATACTATAGGTTTTTGCTAACAAAGGTGTATAAACTAATGGCATAGTATAGCCAGAAAGAGAAAGTCCTTCTGCAAATAGAGTAGTTATACTATTTAAAGTTTTAGAAGTTAGAGAACTATTCCATACTTCTACAGTTTTAATTGTAGTTGATAAAATTAAACCTAGTAGAAGTGGATTAGGTTCAATATGTATTCTAAAATAAAAATCTTGTAAATAGGTATCAGTTACCCAGCCATTTAGAGTTAAAGGAAATTGAGGTATTGGTTGATTTATTGTTAAACTGCCCGTGACAGCATTAGGGGCTATACTCCAATGACCCGGCCAATAGTCTACTATATACTTTAATTCATCTGCCATGTACTCTACAGAAGCAATAGGAACTGTAGGAGTATTAGGTAAGAAAGGTACAAGATAACCACGAATGTTTGCAGCAGCAGAAACTATACTACTTCCACCTATAGCAGTTAGTTGCCCTGAGTTTAGATTAGATTCTATAGGGTTAACGGAATCTGATTGGAGAAGGGAACCTGCTGCAGATACACTTCCAGGTAAAAGATAACTTTGTATATCTGGAAAATCCGCAAAAGATATAGAGAAGTCTAACCCAGCTACCCAAGTAGAGTCTATAACAAAATCTAACCCTAATACATAGTTATCAGCCATGACTTAAGATGGTATCTTAGCAGTTAATATTCTAGGACTAACTAAAGGCCCAACATAGGTTAAAACTGCTGTACCTTGTGTAGTTGTTCCAGATAAGTTCCAAGTAGCTTCTGTAGCTGCAAAAGCACCTACGGTTGTTACTTTGAATAGATGCGGTGCTGTTTCTGGATTACTTGTTACTACAAATTCATTGAGTGCTGCTACTTTATTAGCTGACCAGGGATAGTTTACTTTTTGAGCTATTTGGATATTACACAGCTCAGTTGTGTTAACATCTAGGGTATAGGTTGTACCTGTCGATATAGAAGTCCCTGCAAATGTGCCGTCACTGCATTTAGTAGCTGTAAGTATCCAAGCAGTGATGGCTAATGATTCTGTAATATTCCCGCTGAAAGTCCCTCTATAGACGGGAAAAAGGCGAGATTGTGCAGTAGTCCATGATGTCTGACTCGTTATTGAAGCAGTCGTTGTCCAAGCACTCCCGTCATCTGAATACTGAATCAGGAAATCTTTCGGTGCTCGATTAACTTCATTAACCAACGGGCTAACAACTTGAACTTCTACTGGACTTATTGGAGAAGCGAATTGATAACCTACCCAGTTAGGTACACCTGCCTGACTTAAAAAACCGGTTGCGACGTTATTATCAAAAGCGGCCCCCGGCCCAGTGTAGTTATTAGTGCTACTTAACGCCGTTCCGCCCGACGGAACACTGGAGGTTCCGGCTACAGTCCTAAATTGCAGTTCATTAACCTCGGTATAAGTTGCATCACCATTGTTGGCAGTGATGTAGATCCGCCAATAAGTATGACCTGTAAAATCTGTAGGTAAAGTTACTGTGCTTCCATTTATCCAATCTGTTTTATTAAGGACTTCTATAACAGTAATCCAAGTAGTCCCATCATAATATTGGAATACAAAAGATTTTGGGGAATCTCCAAAATAACCATCATTTCTAGCAAATATTTTTATTTCTTTGATACTAACTGCTGCTGCAAAAGTATATTGTATCCACTGATTATTTGAGGTTGTCCACCAAAAAGTCGCTGGGTTACTATCAAAAGCATTCTCCTTTGGATAGCTACTATTATTATATGATGCAGATACAGTACCTCCAGTCGCAGTATCAGACCCCCCAACAGTTTGTCGTAACTCCAAGCCAGCTACAGCTATATTAGCTCCACCACTTTGAGCCGTATAACAGAACAATCTCCATTGAGTAGCAGAAATAGCCATTATGGATTATCCGTATGAATGATTTTAAACCAACCGTCAGCCCCTAGAACTATACTCTCACTTATAGTAGTAGATATATCTATTGGGGTTCCTCCATTATAATTCAAACTACCATAGCAAAGTAAAGGTTTGTTACTTGCAGGAGTATTATCATACATTGCCCAAGTTCTAGCAGTAAGTGTTCCACTAGGTACAGTCCACACTGGGTCATTGGAATCAAAAATAACAAATCCTGAACCATCAGCAGCAAAGGTTTTAGCAGTTAAAGCTAATCCCCCTAAAGTATATCCACTTGCAGTTGGCAATTCATTAGTTATACTTACATCATAATACTGATGTGTTGCTGCATTAGGGGTATATGCAGAAGTAAGAAGTATAACCTTTATATCATTAGCAAGAAGCATTCCTGGAGTCTGCTTGACTGCTATTGCTCCAGATTTATACCATTTGAAACTACTTGTAACTGCTGTCATAAGTTTATGCCTATCTTCTTAGTTAAATGTTTGTTTTAAATGCCCAACCAAATGTTCCTGTTTTAGGTCCTCCTCCAAATGGTGTAGCTTCTCCATAACTACCTACATTTAATCCATTACGGTCAACTGTATCTTTCTTACATATAGGAAAACATTTCCAAGTATCAGCACCTAAAGTTATAATATCTCCAGGGTTTAGGTAATCTATTCGTAAGAACCTAGCTATAGGAATATCTCCAAAATCCATAGAGAGGTTTGAAGCTACTGGATGAGTTAGTCGTATAGGAAATAAGGTAGTTTGTGAGTTCCAAATATTAGGACTTTTTTCCCATAATTCTTCTCCTAAATCTACAGAATTAGCTAAAACTAGTCCAGCCGAGCCCCCTCCTAAATCTTGTCCCCAACCAATATTATTAGTAGATAAGTAAACAAATGAATTTTTCCATAGTCTATTATAATAATAAGTTGCTCCTTGTTTGTGAAAAAATCCTCCATTACCTCCAAAGTTATTACTACCCCGCCTAGGATTAATAGCAAACCCAACATTAGCTGCAGATGTAGTTACATTATCGGAAGTTGGTCCTAGTGAGGCATTTCTACTGGAAAACATAGCTGCAAAGTAATTACCTCCAGTAAATAAGGCAGAAGTTTTTCTAATATTTCCAAAACTAAGCCAAGTATGCAAACCTACTCCATATTGCATAATGCAAACTAATTCTGTAGGAGAAGTTTGTCCAAATAAATGATAAGTAATTGGATAGTCTCCCGCAGGAATTAAAACACAAGCGGATGATGAAGGTGCTGCCATATATTCTGGAGTAACATTTACAGTAAATCCAGATTCAGTTCCTCCAGTTAAACCTATATACCCATAAGAATTTGAATCAATAGTTCTAGTATCCGCAACAAGTTTAGTAAAACTAGCTCCAGCAGCAAGAATATTACCACTTAGAGTAAATCCATTTACTTGTGCAAAAATCTTTATGATTGTTAGCATAGATGCTGCAGATGCAGCAGTGCCTGTTTGGTAGCTCATTAGTTCATCCTCATTGCAGCATAATCTTTAAAGCCTGTTCTTGTACTATCCCTAAATACATGGTAATTCATTAACTCTATTGAAACTACATTAGTAGTTGCATTATCAAATCCCGATATGAAAAATAACCCATCAAGTTCTCCATAGATGTTTCCAGTAGCAGCAGCCCCCCAGCCCTCAGTTGAGTCAATAAGCAAAAGTGGATATAATCCATAATCTCCTGCAGCTACTGCATCAGTGTTATTTGTGTTGCGTAAGATTATTCTTGGAAAGGACCCTGCAGAAGTTTCCAAGAAGGGATATACTATTGGGTTATGCCAAATGCCTTGAGTATCTCTAAACGAAAGTGCAGTATTCCCTTTATATCCCATAGATATAGAAGATACATCACTGTAACGTAATGTAGTCATTCCTGCAATCATACCAGATACTAGCATAGGGTAGGGAAATTGCCCTGGTGTAGCATAAGGGAGGAATTTACCTATGTAGAAACTAACATCAGTATTTTGTATTCTTGCATGAAAAGCCATACGCTGGGCATTGCAGATGCAGGTAAAAGGTATAGCTTGATCCCAAAGTGGTACACCTTTAGTAGTATATCCTGGTTGTGTTTCATAACTATTACCTGGAACATAACCAATAAAAGCAGTTACTTGAAAGTTATAATAATCACTAGGTATGCTTTGATTAGTCTTAATTCCCATAAAGATTTCTTCAGTTCCAGAGTATCCTGGAGCTTTCCAAATCACCCATTTAGTTGCAGAAGCAGTATTTACTTCAAGTTCTACCCAAAGTTCAGCCGCAGCAATAGCTCTAAGCCTAGTAAATAAATCATAATGAGCAGAAACCCCAGAAAGGCTATTTGCTACTGCTGTTGCTACAGTTACACTCATTTTTTATTCCGCCAAAGTTTAGTTTAAGTTAAGTTACTGACGTAAAATATCTAGTAATTTCATGCTGCTCTATTCCTTTTAACTATATTCATAATTGCAATTTCCCCTTCATCACTACCAATATATTCATGCACCATAGACTTGTCATAAACATTTATATTTCGTACATTGACTATAGGGGCTTCTTGTTTAGCTGCTTCTTGCTTACCTTGCATGTTATTATTGATTGTATAATTCCTAATAAAATTTGTAAAGTCTTTATTTTGATTGGGTGATAATACTCGTTCGCCCTTATTTAGTAAGTATGTTTGTTCTTCTGGTACTTCTGTTAGACCACCATGAGCTGCTGGCATAGGCTGGGCAATAATCGTAGCAACTTGTACCGCTGTTAGAATTGCAGTTGCATTTGCAAGTGCTATACCTAACGGAGGAGGTTGTATTTTTAAAGCAGCTGTATATGCTAAAGCTCCATTTATAATAGCTTCAGTAATAGCCATAGCTTTATGAATAGCCCAAGCTGCTCTGGCTGCTGTACTTTGAGCTCCATACATTTTTATAGCTGTAGAAGTTAGTTGAGAGAATAAAGCAGCCCCTTGCCCAGCCAATGCCGATGCAAACCTAAGACCAGTAAACAGAACTTGTTTATTATAGTCACTATTTAATTGAGCTTTTTTCTCTAAGAACGCTTTTTCATCTACAAGTTTTCCCGCATTAATTGCATCATCATGCTCCTTAATCATTGCATCATTTTGCATATTAAAGTCTATCTCTAAAGCTTTCTTATCCAGTTCTACCTTATTAATTCCTGCAAGAACTGGATTATCATCTTTATGTTTCGAAGCTTTTATTGCACCAGTACCTTGTCCAGCAATCTCTGCACGTTGTCTTTCTATCTCAAGAAGTTTCCTAGCATCTTCAATATTAGCTGGTGCAATAGTATGAGCTGCTCGCATAAGTTCTATTTCTTTATCTAACGCAACAAGTGTCTCTTCTCGTATTTTTGCAATATCTATTAATGCTTGTTTCTCTGTAATGAATCCTATTTGTTTTAAATTAGTTGTCTTTTGCAGCTTAAAATTATATTCTTCAAGGATAAGAGTACCTGCTTTCTGCAGTGCAGTAATCTTAATAGTTGTTTTCTCATACAGCTCCGCTTGCATTACTCTGGCAGCTGCAGCTGAATCATTAACCCTTGTTAGTTCAAGAATTTCTTTATACTTTGCAGTAACTCTACTTATCGCAAGGTCATCTGCTTTACCTTGAGCAGTTAAAATAGTTTCATTAACTTCTCTAAGTTTCTCATTGTATTTCTCAAGGTCTTGGTATTTAGCGTCTGCATTAGTCTTTTGAAGTATAGCTAATTTATCTTCAAGCTCCATTGCTTTAGTTGCATAGATTTCTAACTCGGAAACATTTTTTGACTGTGCAGCTATTTCTTGAGCTATTGCATTATTTTTAATTTGATTCTGAATATCTTCAGCTTCTATTCTATTTTTTTCACTGTAATAACTTGCTATACTTATTTTATTTTCTTTATACTGGTTGGCAAGTTCTGTAAGTTGTACTTTTTGTTGTAGAGCAAATTGCTTGTTCTTTTCAGATATTAGAGCAAGTTCACCATTAAGTCCGGATTCAGCTCCAGTATTTTTTGTATTTGTTAGGTCTTCAGATAGGGAAGTTCCAGTATTTTGTGCATTAGTATTAAGTTGTCCTGCAACTTTAGCTTTATTCTTTGCATCTTGAATACTGGCTGCTTCTGTAAGTATATTAGTGGCATTTTCGTTAACCCTTTCTACTAGGGCTTTACCTAAATCACTAACAAATTGAAAAGTGTCTGCTTCCGTAACAGTTAGCTCTGCAAATACTTTTTGTGAAGTTTGTGAAGATTCTTGTGCAGCCCTTTCCCAGATACCAGAATATCTCCTATTCTCTATATCTGTAAGCATACTACTTATAGCAGCAATAGTGCCTTGTATTTCTGCAAAAGTTGATTTTACTAAATTACTAACACCTGTAATTATACTAAATACTTTAGTTTTAACGGTTTCATACATTGCTTGTATAAGGTCAGCCATAGTTATAAGTGGGTTTTCAAGTCCAAAATCTGCAGCTATCTCTTTAATTATAGTCCCTATCCTACGCAAAGTGGCTTCAGCAATAGAGCTTATTTCTAGCTGCCTTCCTTCAAACTCTACAAATAAACTATTACTTTTATCCTGCATATTAGCTATAGCTTCTAAATCTTTTCCTGCTTGAGCTGCAGCACTACCTTGCGCTGCATATAACTGCATCAAAGAATCTATTTGTTCTTTTGAAGTATTAGTAAATTTGTCATAAACAAGAGTTGCACCAGTAGCAGAAAGAATTGCAGCTTCTAAACTTACAACCCCCAGACCAATGCCCCCAATAATTGCAGTGATTGGATTAGAGAAAGTTAACATAGCCAGAAGCTCAGTATGGACAAGTTTAAGAGAATCAACAAATCCTAAAGTTGAAACTTTGGCAACTGCCATAGTCAAGGCCATATCAAGAAGTTTAACTGTAACTAAAGCTAGAGCAACAGAAAGACCTTGAAGTATACCTTTCATATTCTCAGTCAAAGAAATAAGAACAGTATTCATCGCTCTGACTGTAGTATTCATTGCTTCTTGTGTAGAATCAAATAGCTCCCTATTGAAGTTTTCGTAATTAGTTTTTAACCTCATTAAGTTTGCAAATAACTTATCCTGTATAGATAGAAATACACTATCATCTACACCCCCATATATTTTACGATATAATTCTGCAAACTTAGGTACAAAGTCTTTAGCAATTATTTCATTCTTTTCCATAGCTTTCATAAAGGCTGCAGGGGATTTACCCATTGCTTGTGCTCCAATCTCAACAGCAGCTGGAAGCACGTTACCTAATTGCTTTTTAATTTCTTCTGAGTTTACTGCTCCTTTAGAAAACATTTGATCTAAAGCTAGAAATAAGGAATCCATTTTATCTTCAGTAAGATGCAGTATAGACCCTACTTCTGAAAAATCTTTAAATGATTTATTTACTGCTTCTAATGCTGTACCTGCAAGAAGAGCAGAAGGACCAAACCGTCTAAATGCCTGTTCAAGTACAAGAATACTCTGCCCTGAGTTTTGAGCAATATCCTGCAAAAACTTTAATTCTTCTTGTCCTTGCTTAGTTCCAAATATACCAAATAGGCTAGCTTGAGTAGCTTGTTGTTCTATACCTGCTGTAGGAATTTTAAGGAGGCTTTGTTGAGTTAGGTTTATTACAGAATTTATTAATCTGTATGAACCAACAAGCTCACTTACACGAATAAGTAAGTTTTTATGGTGATAGGAGCTATTCTCTAATGCTTTAGCTTGAGCGTTGTATGCTGCATTAACCTTATGTATATCTTTTTCATAGGTTTTCATTACAGAATCTACTTGAGCAATACCTTGAGCAGCAGTAAGACTACCAGAAGCTATTTTATTATTAGTTGCAGTTATTGCATCAGCAAGATTATTTTGTAATACTTTTGTTTGATTAATTGCAGATACTTTAGCCACTTGAATAGAATTTATTCCATGTTGTTCTATTGCTGTTTGATACTTTATTGAAGCTGCAAGTGCTTCTTCTTTTAGATGTAATTGCTCTTTAAAAGTAGATATTTCTGAAGAACGATTAGATTTTACAGTTTCTAAGCTAGTTTGAACATTAACAGTATCACTGCCTGCTTTGGAAATAAGAGCAAACCTTTGAATATTTGCTTGTGATCTTTTAAGCTGCCCTGCAGCGATTTGCTCTTCTAATATTTGTAAATCACTAGCTAATTTTCTTTTAATAGCTAACTCATCATTAGCTGCTTTAATCTCTAAAGAACGTATGGAATTTAATCCCTTATCACGAATAGCTTGTTGAAGGTTAAGACTTTCAGAAAGACGTAAAAGGTGTGCTTTAGTATGCTGTGAGAATATATCTGCAGTATCTTTATTACTTTTAATTAAAGCTTTTCTTGCTAGTTCTGCTGCTACGTCTAATTCTTTCTGCTCTGCAGCATTATCTTTAGGTATATTCTTTTTAACTTTTATCTGTTTAGTAGTTCCATCCTGAGATTGATCACTTTTTGCTACAATATTAGCTAAACTATTTCTAAGGTCATTTGCATCTTGAGCTGCAACAGTAATCTCATGAACATAAGTTTTAATAGCTGTTCCATCTTTCTTTATTTTAAGAGAAAGAGTAGTAACCATATTTGCTATTCTTGTATTAGCCTGTTCAGCTGCTAAAGTTAGCTGTGCAAAAGCTGCTTCAGTACTTCCTAAATCCGCCCGTATCTTAATTGTAGCTAATTTTTCACTCATAAGACTTACCTTGTAGTAGGTTAATTAGATTCATCTGTACTTGCTTCTTCTTTTACTTTTAATATCTCTGAAAGGTAACCTGAGTGACAGCAAGCTAATTCTTCAAGAGTTTGCTCTAAAGGTAGATTATTTTCTTTTATTAATTCCAACATAAGGACTGGTTCAAGTTGATACTCTCTAAGGAACATTGTAAGAGTTTTATAGATTCTGTAGCATACTTCTGAACTATTCCAAAGATAGTATATTTCATAAGTTCCAGGTTCTGCTTCTTCTTCTTCTTCCTTTTCCTCTTCAAAATCAGGAAAGGCAGCAGCAAAAGATTTTTCATCTTCTTGCAACTCAGTAACTTCTCTTTTACTTTGAGCTTGCAGTACTGCCCTTCCTAAAAACTTACCAGCCCCTATTAGTTTTTTATCTTATTCTCAGTATGGTCTAAGTTAGCAATAGCTGTACTCATTGTGGAAATAAAAGAAAGTCTGTAAGGTGCTGACCTTAAGTAGTAATCCAGGAGGACGTCTAAACACTGCTCAGGAGTTCCCCACAGACCTTCTATAGCTTTTTGTGTACGAGTATCTTCAACTAGAAGTTTTGACATCTTACCAGTTTCCTGATTTTTTGATTCTAGTTCCATTTTACGCAAATACACTACTTCATTCTTTACGAATGACATATATAAATTCTCTTGAATCTTAACTTCAGATTCTTCTGCTATACGTTCTAATTCTGCAAACTTTGTTTTAGATTCTTCAATTTCATAGCGGTTGAAACCAACTATGATTTTATCTTTAGTTCCAGCAGCATCTTTTACATTAACTTCAAGTTCTATAGTTGGAACTTGCAACTTTACGAATAATTCCATTAAAATGTCCTCATTTCTTACTTCTAAATTAAAAAAGGGGGAAGTTGCCTTCCCCAGAGTAACGGCGCATCCCGTTAAGATAGAATAATATCAGTTGTTCCAGCATTACGCAAATTTAAATCTTGAGCTGCTGATTTAGCAATTTTACTATTAGTAGTTTTTGCAAGCACCAATTTATGAAAAATAAGTGCAATTTTCTTACCTGTAACATTACCAAATCTCAAAGTAAGAACTTGAGCATTTTCAATTTGAGAATCAGGATTAAAAAGTGATTCAGCTCTATCTTCAAGAATAGTAATAGTTACATCTGAAGGAACTGCACCTTTATCCCAAGAATCAAAACAACTCAACTGGTAACGAGTGTATTCAAATCCTGCAAGATTAGGAGCAGAAAGTTTATCAAAACAAATATTTGAAACTGCTAGTATGCTTGGCTCAACTCCTGAATCTGCATAAGTTGTAATTTCAGATAAAGTAATAGTAGAACTTTTCATTGTAGGTGCAATCATACCTTTTTGATCACTATAATTAGGTACAAGAGAAATTTTATCTTTAACTGAAAGCAAGTTACCTAAGAAGTTAAACTTCATTTTTGCTTTAGTACCTATCATTCCAGTAAAGTCAATTAAACCCCGGCTATCAGATATAGTATAAGTTTTTTGTACATTTTCTACAGCAAGGTCAGGAGAACTTCTACGAACTTCAATAGTAAGGAAAGAATTAGAACTTACTGAATTTGTAAATTTAGCAAAACCTGCAGCTCCAGTAGAAAGAACTACTGCAAAACCAGACGATTGCATCCAATCCGCCATAGGAACTTCTGAAACAACTGGGTCAGAACCAGCAATAGTCCCAAGGGCAGGCAGGAATGTTTCAAAGTCAAATTTAGCAAACCTATCTTTAACTTCTGTTACTTCATCACGAGAAGTTTCATCTCCAGCCCATTGGAAGCTTTCTGTTAAAATTTCTTGAGAGTAGTTCAGGTTTAAAACTGCAAGAGCATTATCAGGACCAAGACCAGTGTTGTAATGCACTGCAGTAACTGGGCCAGATGCTCCCATAACTCCTACAGATTGTGTAACAGCAGAAGGTACTGCAGAAAGAACAGCTGCAGTATTAGAAGATACACTTGCAACTTTACCCAGAATTAATCCAGAAGTTGTAAAGATATACCCACCAACTGTAAGGTCAGTTAGGAAGGCAGTACCTGTACCAACTACAGCAGTGCCAGTAGTTGTAATAGTTCCTACTGTTGCTCCTTGCCCAATGTTAAATGCTACAGCAGAAAGTGCAGTTGTACTGTTTGCTGTAAGAACAAGTGCAGTGTCAGAAGTAATACTTGCAATAGTACCTACTAATACATCTGCAATAGTATAAATCTTATCACCTATATTAACTTTACTAAGGAATTTAGTGTTAACACCAGTGACAGCTGTAGAACTACTAGTTGCCGATATAGTACCAAAACCAGGCAAACTATACGTCTTAACTGCAGAACTGTTTTCTGAACTTTGAGCTACTCCATATATTGCAATAGCTTTTTCGTGAAATTTAACTGCCATTATACTTCTCCAACAGGAATTTTAGTTGCAAGGGTGTCTTTTCTACAAGGGGATATTTCTAATCCAGCTGCAAGAATAGACTCTTCTTTAATACGAATTACATCATTTGCAGATAGGTCAGGATTTACACAAGTAATCTTACCAGCTGCATCTTCTACATATATTGCCATAATTTTAATCCTAATAAGGAGTTTGAGGAAAAATAAGACCAACAAATTCTTTCCAGAATACGTTGTATTTTGTAGCTTCTTCTAATTTTGCTTCTATAAATGCTAAGTTTGAATAATTACCATCAGCAGGAAAAGGTGAAAATTTTCTATAAGCTGTTGCAATATTACTTCTAACTTCAGCTAACTCAGCTCTAGGACACATTATTTGAATTTCAGTTAATAACAGTTGAGGGTTATCTACGTCATCATAACCATCAGACCAGATACTATTTTGATCTTGTAGTTTCATTCCTACATGCCCAACAAATATCAAAGGAGACACTAAAGTTCCAATTAGATTTTCAGTATTCACTCCTGTAGCAATTTCAACAGAATAACCTGTTTCTAATATAAGATGATTTACCAAATCTATTTCATTAAACATTTTCAAATCCTAAAAGAGACACAATAGTCTTGCACCAACCCGTAGTATCAGGAGTAAGACTTACTACTTCAAAAGTCCAAACACCTAAATTAGAAGAATAAGTAAAAGTATCTTCCTTTACTATCCCATTCAAAATAATACCTGCATGAGAGAATTGAAAAGAATACTCCACTTTCTCTACAATATAAGTAGAGTTTTCAAGCCTAAGTACTGCTTCTCCTGGAATACCATAAATAGTAAACGTAGGAAAAACTAGAGAGACTCCAGTCAGACGCAAAGCAGTTTCAATTAAGTTTTGGGATTCCATAGCTATTTCAACATAGTGATATGCTCTAAAATAATATCATCAAGATTCTCAAGATAAGCCATAACTGTAGGATTATATGTTACCATAGTTTCAACCATATCCGTAAGGCTAGGACCAAACAGTAGCTTTAACTCAGACCGCGCTTTACCTATTCTTTCAAACATCTGCGCCCCACGACCAGAAGGACTACGCCATGTATCTCCTCCTTTAGCTTTAGGAATGAATCCTCCTTTACCATATTTTCCCTTAAGTACCTTCCTGCTATTTCTTAAAATAGAAATAGATTGAATTTCTGGATTATATGGAGATTTGAAAAACTTTTGACCACTAGGTCCAGGAGTTGCTTCTCTTTCAAACTGTAGTTTGCTAAGGTCTACAGCTTTGTACCTATAGGTTAATCCAGCAGAAATAATATTCTTACCAGTGGTTTGTGTAGAAATACTCTTACCAACTCTTACAGAATCTAAAGGCTTTGCATTATATGTGTTAGATATTTCAAACTCTAATAACCTATTTAAACCAAAGGCAGCTCTACTAACACCCTCACGAATATCTTTAAGAAATACTTTATGGTCAAACATCTCCTTAATTTCAGATAAACCTGGAAACTCAACGGTTATATTTGGCATAAGAAGTATAATTGGTATTAGTATGAATTATAAGCTAGGGTATAAAAACTAACATTATGAATAAAGAAAGGCAGTAAAATGAACTAATTCTTTCTACTGCCTTATCCATTACAGTACTTTAATTGCAAAAGTAGAGTTAATCTTAGTATGGATTAACATTGGAGCAGATTGCATTTGAAGTTGTGGTTGACCAAATTCTTCCTCAATCCACATATTCCAAAATTCATCTACAGAACGATAACCTGCTTCACCATGTTGAATAGCACCATAGGCAATAGTACCAAAACTAGCTGCTGGGATACCTACAACCATACCTGCTGGAATATACTTAGTGATAGTTCCTGTAGTTGGGTGTTGATATTCACCATTGTAAGTTCTAATTTCTGTACCATTAGAAGCTAATGTTCCTCGAATTTTTAAACCTTGAACAGTACCTTGCACTGGCATCATTTCAAAATTAGAAGTAGACATATTGCGAACTGTAGTAAGCATTGCCTTTTCAAACTTAGGGTCAAGTTGAAATTGTCCCCAAGCATCATTAGACATATAAATTACTGCAATATGCTCTTGGCAGTTATCTAAAAATTCTTCTAAATCTGCAACAGGAGAAACAGTTGCAGTACCACCAGTAGAACCCCAAACTCGTTTACCAACACCACCATTTGCATTTAAAGTTGTGAAGTTTTTAGTATTTGCGGCTTTACGGCTAAAATCAATAGTTACTGGTTCAGGATACAATTCAGATTCTGCAGTATATTTGCCTTCTAATAACATAGTTGCTGCAGTAAGTTCCAGCAAACGTGCCATATAAGTACGCATATCTACTGCTTTCTTAATTAATGCAGAAGTATACTTTTGATTAGGAGATGCAAAAGCATTAATTGGTTCACCGGCAGCACGTTTGTAAATGTTGTCTGGAGTAATTCCTGCTTTTTGTTTAACATAAGGAGCAACATAACTTTCTGTACTAAACCCTCTTTCACGAATAGTTCTAGCAGAAAGTTTAGGGTCAACGTAAATTGCTACCCTTAAGTCATTTGAAATCTTATCAAAGTCAATTTTCTCTGAGTCAAAGTTCATTATGTTTCCAAAGAACTGTAGCAATTCATGTTTGAAAGGTACTGTTTCTTCCAAAACTCCTACAATTTCTTCATTAGAGTAAATATCAAATGCCATATTATAATGCTCCTGCTGGATAGAAAGTAGCAAATAGCCCTGTACCTTCTAACAATTTTTGTTTAAGTAAGTCTGAAACTGCGCCAGTATCAATAGTTGCAGGCCATACAAGTTTATTCCCAATGAAATCTCCATCAACATAGACCATACCACTTTTATCGGAAGCTGTAGCATCTACAGCTTTGATTAAGACACCTACTACTTTCTTAGTAGTAACTCCATCATGAGCAACAAGTTTACCTGCTGCATCAGACATAAGTACAGTATGTTGTGCAAGATTTTGACCCGATTTGACAGTAATTACTCGTCTAGTTTCTGATGGGTTACCTGCAAATAATTCTACGGGTGTAAAAGTTCCTTCGGTTGCCATAATTATACTCCAGCGTTAAGGGTTGTTTTAAACTTCAATCCAGCTGCTCTTGCACCTGCGCGTAAAGCAGATAATCTTACAACTGAAGCTGCTGCTTCTGAATCAGACTGTGCAGAAAGCTTTGCATCTAAATCTGGGTCGATTTCACTTGAATTGTTTTCTGTATTCAATGCAGTTATTGTTCCTTTACCAGTTGCAATATCTGTTTGAATTTCTAAACTATCTTCAACTGAGTAACCTTTATGAATATGGCGAACTACCGTATCCATAGAAGTTTTTAAAGTTGTTGATGCAGTAAGGATTGCAGAAACTCGTTCACGTTCAGCAGTTAATGCTAATGTTGTAGCATTAAGTGCTTCTACTTTTAATTGTGCATTACTTGCATTAGCTGCAGTAAGTGCAAGTTGTAATTCTTCTATATCCATGTTCACTCCTTTAGAGCTATTAGAGGTAAGGGTAAGTGCAGTAGCACTTGGTTTTTTATTTTTTGCTGTCATAGCCATAGTAAGAGTTGAATCCATTCCAGAAACTATACTATCAACTAAACCTAGTGATAGGGCATCTGAAGCTATAAACTCACTTGCTCTAGTAGAAATAATATCAGCTAAAGTCAAATTAGGGCGACTTTGTAAAATGTCATTATTAAATGCGGTATCCATATTGTCAAGCAGTAAATTAAATTTAGCTATTACTTGTTCAGTAAGTGCTGTATGGCTATCCCCTAAGGCTTTCTCTGATTTACTTCTGAAAATAGTATAGGTTTTACCAGCAGCTATGTCAGCCTTACTTGTTTCAAGGTGAACCATGATTGCCCCTATGCTACCAAGTAAAGAGGTATTAGTTGCATAAATAGTTTGAGAGCTGGCTGCAATAGCATAAGCTGCACTGGTAGCCATACCATCTACATAACTAAATACATAAATTCCTTTAGTTTGTAGATTACGGATGTAGTCTGTAAGTGCAAACAAACCTGTAGCTTCACCTCCTGGAGAATCAATATAAAGCATAATGGAGGTATAGCCATTTGTTACTGCAGCATTAATATCTGATCTAATACCTTCATAAGTAGTACCTCCAGACATACCAGCACTTCCTTTAGCTGCAAGAGTATCAAAAATATTAATAACTGCAATATCTTGAGTAGTTATTTTATTAGATGACCCTGTCATAGCCTGTTCACGCATCTCTACTTTATTTCCTGCATCGTAAAGCAAACTTGGAGCAAGACCAGCAAAGAGAGGAAGAAGTACATTTTCCGTAATAACTGATAACTTGCTTTCAGCTATGAACAAAGGAGTATTTGTAGTACGGGAGAGTAGTCTAAGATAATTTTTCATTTTGCATATTTTCCTGTTTTCATTTGAGTAGCTAGAATTACTGCTCTGTTGCCTACCTGTTTAGCCCAATCTGAATTAAGCATTTCAACTCCAGCAGCAGCATAGTCTTCATTTGCAATAAAAGTTAAAGTCTTTTTAAATTTCTTTAGTTTAACGATACCTAAATTATAGTGCATGTTTATCAATGTATCTTTTCTAATTCTATCCACGGAGGGGAACCAACTAAAGGCTTTAATTAATTCAGCTTCAGAAATATCTACAAGCTTCCTTAGTAACCTTAATGCTGTATCTTTTTCCATTCCTGTAGCATGAATAGCTGCTAATTCTTCCTTAGACAAATTAAAAGTGTTTGCTTCAAGATTATACCCATACCCGCAAGTAAGCACTTGTTTTGTATCTCTATAGGGCATACGTCTATAGCCTTCATGTGTGCAAAGTTGTTTCTCTAATTCTTTAGTAATCATATAGTAGCTCCTTATTTGCTTGGTCGTGTTTTAGCTATATTAGTTTTATCAGATTTAGTTGTTGCAGTGTTTGCAGTAGTTGCAGTAGCTGCAGACTCAGTTTTAACATTTGGCTTTGCAAGAGCTATTGTTTCAGGGAAGGAAGAAAGAACCATCCCAGAAGCTTTTATCTTAGCCTGCTCTGCAACTATTTCTTCATACACTGCTCCTCGTTCATCAAGTTTACTTTGCAGTGTTGCAAACCCTGCTTGTACTTCCATCAAATCCGCTTGTGCATCCTTCAATTCATCTACACCATACCTGCGAGGTAGGGAGAAAGTTGCATAAGTATTCAGCATTGCAGCACTTTCATAGATTCCGGCAAGTTCTTGAAACTTAGCTGTAACTTTCAGCAGACCTAAATTAATAAACAAGTGTTCCTGCACTATCTCTACTCGTACCCGTAGTTCATTCAATCCTGCACGAATAGAGCTAAAGTTTACCTTATCTAAATCTCCAGTTAGTTGGTGATATGCAAGTCCTAAAGCTGAAGCAATTTTACTCCATTCATCTGCAAGTAAGATTGGCAAGTTTGCTCCAATATCATCTATGCTAGAAGTAGTTATTGTTTCACCACGATTTAAGTAAACTACACTACCTGCACTTCCTTGAATTATTTTCTTACGTTTACCCGTAGTAGAATCTATATCATTAGGGTCATCAGAGTTTCTAACTGTTCCAGTTACAAGTGCATTTGCCATATTAGTATTAGAAATAATCCAAGATATAGCTTGTGCTGCTTTTTGCCTTTGTAAAGTTGCATCTACAAGTTCATCCATCTCATAAATGTTTAATAATACTGCTGCAAGCATTGGAACTCCTCTCCACTGCCCCGGTCTTTCTCTTTCAAAGATATGGATTATTTCATCTGCAGGAATAGCAATACGAATATTATTAGTAAAGTTACTATTCACTGCTCCAGGATGAAATTTCCAGAAATAGTAAGTTGTTGGGATACTATCCACAAATCCTATACCATTACGAACTACTTGATTTTCAGGAATAGTTAGTTGACTAACTCCTTCTGCGGAATTTAAAAACTTGTTAAACATTGGGTCAAGTTGTTCAGATTCTATAAGCTGCAATGCTAATGGAATTTTACTTTTTTTCCTTTTGGAAATAACCATACGAGTCAAAGACTCTCCACTTTCAAATAAGGCACTACCCCAGGCATCTTCAGTATTATAGAAGTTACCATAGGTATCTAAGTTACATTCCTGAATCCAAGTATCCCAAAGATTCTGCATTTTCTTATTTGGAGTTCTATTAGGATTTAGCCAACGAACAGTTATACCTCTACCTATCCAGTTTGCTATCAGTCGCTTCTTTGCAGTTTTAGCACAAGCATTATTGCGACTAAGATAGTGGCTTCGACTCCAAAGATTATTAAGTTCTCTAGCTGCAAGAGTATCTTGGTCTCCTTTTTTTAACCCTTTCTGTTCTAAGCGGTAGCTTTGACTTGCACCTTCATACGCAGGTTGTCGGGCTAAAGTAAATGAGGTTGTACTAAATTCTGACATTATCTTACTCCTGCTTTACCCATAACCAAAGGAATAGAGCCAAATGCTCTAAAGGTAGGTTCTGCATCAGGCAAATAAGCAAATAACTCATTAGTAAGTTCTGTCCGAAGTATTAGTAAACTATCTAAATTTACTTGTTGGAATTTATAAGTTCGTTGAAACTCTCCACTACCTATAACTAATTCATTAATCTTTTCACCACTCATTACTGAGCCTATAGCAGAATTTACTGTTGCTAATTCTGCTTCTACATTTGCTTTAGTTCTAGCCATAATTTACTTAACCTAATGGTGGAGGGTTTAATTTAATTTAGGTACTGGTACTGGTACTGGTACTGGTACTGGTACTGGTACTGGTACTGGTGCTGGAAGATAACAGATTTTGTTCTTCCTGTAACCATTTTGCTTCAGTCCAGTTACGCAGTTGTATAGCATAGCTTGCATGTAATGCAAGTTTTTCACAGTCTATTGCTTCTTTACGTTTTCCAGGCTTTAGTTCATAGCGAGTAACTGCAGTATTTACAGAAAGCCTTTTTACACAAGATAGCATTTGCTCTTCATACTGTCCATAGCTTGTTTCATTATGATAATACCTATCTCTAGTTCCTGTAAGAGTAATCCTACGCAAGATTTCCTCGTGAGCTTTATGCGCTCCCATAAGAAATAGGGCTACACCCATTCTTTCTGCCATAGTTTTTCTTTCTTGCTTTTGAGAAACTAATTCCTGAGTTCCCGGTTCAGTAAATATCTCTGCATTATAGTTTGTATCCGTACTACCTTTAGTTGCAAAAATAAAGTTGTGTACTTCTTCTAAACTTTTTACCCAGGAGTAGACCAACTCACTTGTCTTACCATCTGAACAATCTATACTTGCAGCAGAAATAGGAAGCATAATTGATTTACCATTTGCACGTTTAGCTTCATGGGCTACAGCACCTAGAGCTAGCTCTGTTAGTTCTACCCAAACTGGATCTTCTGGGTCAAGTACATTTCCAAAGATTTCTTTCCAAGATACTAACCAAGAACAATTATTCCTGCCCCATGCACGAATAATTATAGCAAAACGATTATGCTGAACATCTATTCCCATAGTAAGGACACTTCCTCCCATAGGAATAAGGTTCTCAGTATAATTTAACCTGCGCTTTTTCATTTCTTCTATATCTATACCAGTGAGCTTAGTTTCATAAGCCTTCCCTATAGAATTGTTAGTAAATGATTTCATCAAGCCTTCTTCACCTTTGCTCAATGCTAATTCTGCTTTAACTTTCTTCTTCATGAGTTCTACATGTGTACTTGCAGAGAAACTACTCATAAGTTCATTAAAAGTAAAACCATAAATATCTATTTCTGCAGGGCGTAATGCAACCCAGCCAAGACTGTTGAAATTTAATGCTTCTATTACGGCTTTTTTTCTATCACTGTCATCCCATACAGCTTTACAAGAAATACATTCATAATATGCAGTTGCAGGATTTAACTTACCATAAATTTCATGTATGTACCTGTCTTGGTATTGGTCACATTTCAGTTGATTAAAGTTAAATTCCTGCAATGTTCCACAACATCTGCAAGGAACTTGGAATACCATTTGATTACTTTGATTGTAGGCATTTGCAACTCTGGAAAATCCTGCATCAGTGGGAGTACCTCCAAAAATAAGTTTTCTTTCTGCAAAAGTCTTCTGCCGTTGCATAAGAATATCCAAGGCATCACCTTGATTACCTACGTCATCCTGCAAACCGTCTGGTTCTTCCACTAGAATAATTGGAACTGAGGAACTCTTAAGGTCTTCTGTACTTCGTGCAGTAACTAAAGACAGCCAACCACCTTTAAATTTAAAAAATTTATAACTGCTTCTATCTGGGTTACCAATATCTGCCAATAGAATTGGATTGCTCCGAATCAATGGTTTGATTTTTTCTCTTGAATACTTTTTTGCAGATTCCATCCGTGGAAAAGCTATAATCATATTTTGAGGGTCAATGTGCATCCGTTTAGATAGATAGCTATTTGTAGTTTCACTCCAAGAAACTTGTGCAGATTTCTGAGCAACAATAACTTTTATATCTACATCATCCATACATTCCATAGGATACAACATAAATGGAGTTTCCATACAATCCATTTTACCTGGTTTAGCAGTTACATCACTTCCTAACCAACGGTAGGTTTCAGCATATTCTTTAGTAGAAAGACGTTCTGGCTTTTTAAAGAATTGCAGCATTTGTCCTAAAAATAACCTTTCAGTAATCCGTTCAACAGGAGCAAAAGCTAGGTTAGAGGAGGTCATCATACTCCTGCAGAACGGGTGAAACATAGTCATCAAAGGTACTAAGAGGTATATCTTCTTCCTCAATATCATCTATAACTTCCATCTTCTCTGAGATAAAGTTATCTAAATCTGTCTGAGCAGTTACTTCCATTCTTTCACCAAGCCTATACCATTCTTCTAAACACCTGTCTATAGTTTCTTGAGTTTCTGGATGCTTACGAGAAATACTAATAAGTTGTGTACGAATCTGTAAGAATACTGGCTCACAAACTTCTGCAAACTCTTTAATCCCAATTAATTCTTTTTTCTTTTCTTTGTTGTTTAACCACTCGTTCTCAGTTTTAGCTCTATCTAATTCTATCTTCTGCAATAGTGCTTTCTCTGATACATTACTTACTTTACTTGCAGATTTACCTTTCCAAAAATTAATATAATGAATTATGCACTCACGGTAGCTTGCGCTAGGATTTGGAGGTAGTTTTCCATCTTGCCTACCTTGATAGGTCATTGAAACATTAATACCAAGCATAGAAGCTAATATAGCTGGCGTAGCTTTAACATTAATGTCTATAATTCCCTGATTATTTTTATCTATCATAAAAGCTAATTGTTTGATCAAATGTAATTTAGTATTGACTATAAATGACTTTACGGTAATAATCAAGCAAACATAAAATTAACCGTATATAAAAGAGTCCTTATGCCTGATGAATCTTGCAGAATAGCTAAATTAGAAGCGTATCATGCGTATCATGCGGAACATTTCCGGCAGTTTGAAGAACATATTAAAAGAGAGGAAAGAAATTTTGATGCACTATTTACAAGTATTAAGGACTTAGAGATTAGTATAAATGGTCAAAAAAGTTTTATAGGGGGAGTAGTATTTGTATTAAGTGGAGTTGCTGCTGCTGCAACAATACTTATAAACAAATATCTTTAAAGCGTAGCTAAGTAATTGCTCAACTTTTACTTAAGCACAATGCTACTGCTTATAACTTATAGCTTATAGCTTGTATAGAAATTATGACTGAATTTAAGGATAGTGTAGAGGATGAAACAAATACTCTAGGTACTGGACCTGTAGTTGTTATAGGAGTATTCCTTGCTGGGCGTAGAACTATAGCTTCTGCACATACTTCTGGTGCTACAGTATCCTACCGTATCAATAATTCTAATGATACAGAATGGGAAGTTGGTAAAGGAATATGGACAGCAGCAGGCTCAACCCTAACTAGAGTTACAGTATCAGCTTCTAGTAATTCAAATTTGTTAGTTAATTTCTCTGCTGGAATAAAGAGAATTATAACTACATTTATTGCTTATGATGCAGTAGCCCAAAACATATATGTAAATACTTTTATTAGTATTGTGTGGGGTACTCCCTCCGTAGAATCTTCTAATAAGATTGAGATACTGGCGACTTGCCTTAATATTGACAATGAAGTTTTTGTTAGTGGGCAGGTTGCCGTTGAGTTAAGGGTGTCTGACTCGGCAGGTTCAAATGAACCTAGCGACACCGCAGTTATACAAGCTGCAACAGCACCAGTAGGAACTATGCTTTCTGGTACTGGAACGGCTACATCGGTGTTTAAAACAAATAATGCAGGGCAGTTTAAAATAGCCGTTTATGATGTAGCGGTAGGTAGCAGGTTTGTTTGGCTAAAAGCGGGTGGGCACTCGCAACTTTTCTGCCGTG